TGATCTTTGGCAGCCTGCTCGATCGTTTCTGCTTGCTTCTTTAGTGCTCGTGCTTCTTCAAGATCACGCACCCAGTCGATAGCGTCTGCAGGTAGAGCGATCGCTCGACGCTCTGTACGCCAGAGTGATGCGATCTGATCTGCACTCATCTTGTCGATCATGCCATCTGGCTGTATGCCTGCATCTACTGATGCACAGAACTTCTCTGCCTGCTCAGCTAGTACTTCCATCGCTCGCTCGTTTCGTGGTACAGCCAGTGTGGTGATGCGTAGATCACGATCTAGCACTGTGAGCCATGCGTCTGCACCTGTCACATACTGCTGCGCATATATCTGCCACAGGTACTCTGGTGGCACATCAGACAGACTGCTGATCGAGTACTTGCGTGTCGTCTTGATCTCACCGATGATCGATGGTGCTGCACCTGATGCCACAGACTGTGCATCGACAGCATCTAGCGTGACAGTCCAGCGACCAGAGCGATACATGATGTCTGGTGTGATCATCTCGATGCCGAGAGTGCGTGACTGTACATCTACGAGCGCAGGCTCTAGATCATTACCGACCTGCATCGCTGCAGATGGCTCACTGATCGTCGGCTCTGTACTCTTGCGATACCAGAGATCAGCCTGTGACATGAACGCTGACGAGTCCATGAGTGCAGGTGCTTCGCTGCCACCTAGTGTGCAGAGACCATGCTCGTCACGATGTCTGATCTTCAGCCAGTCGTATGTACCGTGTGTAGGTTTCTCGATGATAATCATGTGCATATTCCCTTCGTGTGATGTGTGCCCACATCATGCCCAATAGGTGTAGCACAGTTACGCTCACAAGATAGGGATATGTCTAACTGATAGGTGGCATGGCTCGATCTGTCAATGAAATGCAGTTCGAGCCATGCCGTATCAGGTGGGTTGGGAAGGGGAAACCGAACCGACCGACAGCTCAGACAATACCTGCAGATGCACCACCATCGCTACAGGTACAGCGAGTATGTGATCTATAGAGTCTGTGTCAGTGATCGACTGACAGAGCACCACATGTTTATCTTTGGATTCTGGCAGCAGTATGCCTACGGACTCGACGACACACGCATCATCATCGATCTCATCGATACTCTGCCACCCACTGCCGACGCTGTGAGCGTCATGCCATGTCAGACGCACGATCTGGTACTGCATATCTACCAGCCTTCCTTCTTTCTATCCATACAGAACACGGGTGCTTGTATGGTGATGCCCTTATTTGGTGCGACGATGGCGAGAGCCTGCTGTGGCTGCTCGAACGAGAAGTTGCTGACATAGGCGTACTCGTCGTACCCCTTCATCGAACCATTCACGACCATCGATGGTGATGGCAGGTACTGATGCCAGTGGCCGAGCCAGAGAGTCTGAAACGATGCCCCAGTTGCGAGATATCTCTGGGCTTTGCGTGCACGCATTCGCATGATGGGTGGGTATATGCCACCGATCGAGCCACCACCCTGCGTCTGATCGCCATGAGTGAGCAGATGATGCGTGTCATAGATCGAGATTAGAGCATCGGTCGCTTCTGGCACTTGGAAGGTGATGCGCTTGTCGGCACTGAAGTGTCGCTCTAGCATCTTCGCTAGCAGCCAGTCAAAGTTGGTGCGAGCTCTGAGCTTCGCTCTCGGTTTGCGTGTCGTTCGGCCATGATTACCAGCGACAGCTGCGATGTGCACCTTCTTGAATTCGCCAGCTAGTAGATCGATCGCTGATGCGATCTGCTCTGCCCAGTAGAGCAGTGAGCCGAGCATCGTGTCTTCATTGGTCTCTTTGAGCTCTTCATGGATATCGCCAGAGAAGATATCGCCACCGAGCATGAGTACCACACCGTCGTACTTCATACCTGCTAGGTGATGTCGAGCGAGTTTGATCACATTCTGTGACCAGCGTTCCATGCGCATCACTGCGATCGCTCGGTTGTATGCGTTGAGACCATCTACTTCTTCAGGTAGCACTATCTCGTCGAGATGCAGGTCTGAGAGCATGAGCACGAGTGACGCTGCACTCGGCTTCGCTTTAGCTGGTGGCTGTAGCCACTTGATCGGCTGTAGCTGTGCTGTCTCTACCTGCTCGATGACATCGAGAGTGCGCCTAGTTTCTTCGAGCTGTGTCGCTACTCGTGAGAGCTCACCGATCGCACTGTCACGCTCACGCCTGACACGCAGTATCTCTGCTTTGAGCAGGTCTGTGCCATCAGGTATGTTCGCTGAGATGTCGTCGCTGAGACTCATGACATCATGCCTGTGCGATAGTTACTGATGACAGACTGTGACAGTTTGATACCACGCTTGGCCAGTGCACGACAGATAGCTGCCTGTGGCACTGTGTGATCATCGAGTGCTGTCTGTAGGTCTAGTGCGTCTTCTGCACTGAGCTGCGCCATGATCTCATCGAGCCTGCGCTTCGGCCCAGATTTACGCTTGCTCTGCTCTATCTCGCTTTGCAGGCTTCCCATCGTGATTCCCCTCTAAATGCCAGTCGATATGTCTATCTACTTTATCACCTAGTCGAATCAGTGTCTTGTGTACCGATCTGATCTGCTCGGTCACTAGTGCATGGTCTTCACGGTTCTCTCGTTTGAGACTGGTGATGAGAGCTGCGATGACGACACCTACAGCAGAGATCACTGCCACGACCACTGCTGTGTTATCCATCTGGCTGACTCGCCATCTGCTGCTCGATGACTGAGAATGCTGCTTTCATAGCTGCAGGGTCATCTGCCATAGCTGGCGAGATTTCGCAGTGCAGCCAGTCGCCTTTGGGTGCGCCTTCGACCATCTTGCGCTCGTACTTCACCCAACCGTTGCGTGAGCACTGCCATGCCCTGCCATATGGCTCTGGGAAGTAGTCAATGATCATTTCGAGACCTAGAGCGTCTGCGTGCTGTGTCAGTATCTTGCACCACTGCAGTGCTACTGCACGACCAGCCTGCTTGCCTTTGGTATTCGATGCGTCTTTGGTATTGGGCATGAATCGGTAGCTCAAATCGACAGCTCTGCCAGTTGCGTGCACGCTGAGTGACTGCTTGCCCTTCATATTCCTGACACCCCAGTCGCCATTATTCCAGAGCCCCTTATCAGATAGGCGCACGATCTCATTGATGAACACGGTCAGACCTGCTCGACGACCCTTCGCTGCCCCATCGGTGTTGCCTGTGTATTTGCGATTTGCCATGTCACGATACTTTCGTGCGCTTGGTAGCTTTCTTGGCTGCTGACATGCCACCGAAAGCCTGATCGATCTCGTCACGAGTGAGTGTGCCATCGACAGCAGCTTTCGCCAGACTCTCGACGACCTTCGCTACAGCTGCGAAGCCTGCCAGAGCTGCAGACTGCCAGAGACTGATATCTGTCTCAGAGAATGAGTTGATCACGCTAGAGCCTGTCACGATCGCTAGAGCTGATGATAGGAATAGAGCGACGATGCGCTGAGCTATCTCTTGGGCCTTCTTCATTGGTCTGTATCCTTTAGTGAGATGAGCACTAGGTTGATCACCAGTGCAGCGATGCTGATCTGTAAGCCTAACCGACGAGTCGAGCCTGAGAGAGTGACGAGCACCAGAGCAGTGCCTGCCAGAGTCCATATCAGACCACTCATCTCATCGAGCCATTTACGCATGGCGATCATCGTAGTTTCTGGCGACGCTCAGCACTAGTGGTGCTCGCTGTAGGTACAGCCATCGCCATAGATACTGCAGTGACTGCGATCATCACACGCCTACTAGCGACAGAGATCACGCTACCTTTAGGCACATACGCTGACAGAGCAGGGTCATCGAACACATTCACTGCAGACTCGAACTCATCTTTCACTTCATCTGCTGCATCAGAGATGATCTCAGCGAGCACAGTCAGCTGCTCATCTGATAGGTCATTGAAGGCTGCTGATTCGACGATCTGGCTGATCTGCTCGACAGTGACCTGCTCAGGTGATATCTCGGTCAGCTCGGTGATGGCAGCTGATAGCTCTGCCACGATCTCAGGTGTGATCTCATCTGCTGGCTCGATGATCTCTGGCTCTGTGGTGACTGGCTCAGGCTCTGTAGTCACAGTCTCGGTAGATGTAGTCACATATTCGGTGGTCGTCGTGCTCGGCTCAGCAGTGGTCGTAGAGATCGGCATCTCAGTGGTCGTGGTAGTCGGCTTAGGCTCGGTCGTGGTAGTCGTCTCAGCAGTGGTCGTATAGGTCGGCACATAGACAGTCGTCGTGGTAGTGGTAGTCGATGTGGTGGTCGTAGGCTGATCTGATGTTGTGGTGGTGCTTACTGGGTTCACCTGTGATATGGGTGGCGATACTGATGTGGATACTGCCAGCAGAGTCGTCGTCGTCGATACAGTCGTCGTCGTCAGTTCAGTAGTAGTCGTCGTATCCACTGGGATACTCGTAAATGCTTCAGGTGGCACGATGGCCCACCCAGTGCTGTCGATGTTCCATGCAAGCATGAAGCATGTGCCACCACCATTCTCATAGAACCACGCATCTATCGGCTGTATGCCAGCAGCTATATCGAGCAGACCTGACTCTGATGCTGAGCAGCCCTGATCGGCCCATGTACCCCACTCATGCACACCGATCTTCGCTGTACCACCATCATCTGATGCCAGCCAGAACTCGATCGTCTGATGCTCTGGTATCTGTATCGACCCTGAGTAGTGCAGCATGAACTGGTCGCCACCACATGCACCGAACTCATTCTGTGCGTAATCCCATGTCGCATTGATGAAATCGAGTGTGCCCTGCCCACAGACAGGGTAGATGCCATCTGCTTTGACTGGTGGTATCTGATCGATCGTGTAGCCGATCACGCTCAGACCGTATGCAGGCTCAGCTGCTACAGGTGACACCCATGCGAGAGCTGCTATAGGTGCGAGTATCAGCCATCTAGAGCGACGCATCTCTACGAGCTATCTGTGGTCTGATATCGTGCATACCTGACAGACCATACACTGCATCATTCTCTGATGTCATGTTCACGATATGACTGAGATCATGCACATATCTCGGCAGCTCTAGGAAGTCGTATATCTCGTCGAGTACTGCAGCAGTGTGATCGATGAGTCGATCATATGAGACGATCAGATATCTGCTCTGATCACCAGACTGCAGAGCTGCATCTAGACCGACCAGTGACATATCGAGCTCTGACATGAACGGTAGGCGATCATCAGTATCTGTGTGATTTAGAGCAAATAGACGCTCGAACGATGCGATGATGTCTGGCACATCTCTCACACAGCAGATGATTTTCGGCTGTGGTGTGATGTATCGCTCGATCATCTGCACATTCAGTGGCAGAGTCCATGCACGACACTTGTCGATCACTACAGGTCTAGTGATGTGGCTGTAATGCAGGGCAGGCAGATGGCTGATGAGTCGATCAGCGTGCTCTCGTCTGTGGTTCGCATATGTAGCCTGATTATCTAGTGATCTCTGAGCTGACCACATCAGATCACACAGACCAGATACACCTTCGGTATGTATATCAGGATTCTGGTAGAGCAGTGATGTCAGCAGAGTGCTGCCACTTCTCGGCAGACCTGATATGAAATGCAGCTTCACTCTGGTCGAGTATCAGACCATGAGAGTGTGTCTTCGTTCCATTCCCACACAGCACGCTCAACAGAGTAGTCACCAAGAATATTAGTCCAAGTCCATGTGTCATCACTCGGCTTCGGTACAGGTGGCTGCCAGATGCGATCTGTATCATTCCATGACCATGAATCGAAAGGCTGAGCAGGTGAGAAAGTATCTGTCTCAGCGTGATATCGGCCACCCATAAGGGCAGGTCGCTCATCAGAGCTCTCGACATATAGATACCCATCACCAGCACGAGCATATATCTGCTCACGCATAGCACTGATCACATTCACGACATGACCATCAGAGTCGATCTGTGCCCAGTTAGTAGGATATTCGACGATGATCTCTCTCATAGTGCATACCTGATCACGACCAGACCACCTGTGCCTGCACCAATATAACCATAAGTACCAGTGCCACTGCACCCACCGTTACCGTATGCCCTAGCACCTGACACTGGTGTGTTGTATGTTGCGCCGACACCACCTGTGTACCCACCTTGTGTGCCCTGCCCAGTGCCAAATACACCTTGATTCCCTGCATAGCCATAACCCATACCACCCCACGCTATGCACACATTCTCAACGATCGTATTTGTGTATTGACTAGATGCGCTAGGCACACGCAGGTTGTCGAATAAAGGGCAGTCTGTCAGATCATTTGCCAAGTTATACCCTGCACCGATAGACCCTGAGACATCTCGGTTGCCACCACCATATGCTGCGCCTTGTGCACCTACTCGTGATGATGATGCCCAACCTGCACCTGAACCTGATGCGCCACCTTGTGAGTTGATACCTGCAGATGCGTTGTTGCCTTCAGCTGGTGTGTACCCACCAGCGTTGCCCGTTCCACCAGCGTTAGTGAGATACCCACCACCACCAGAGCCACCATTACCAGCAGCCTGTGTTGCCACACCACCACGACCACCACCAGTCGCAGAGATCGTCGCACCTGATGTCGTGATCGAACTATTGCCACCAGCAGTCGGCACAGTGTTACTCATCGTGCCAGCAGCACCGACAGTCACGGTATATGTAGTGCCTACTACGAAAGTCGCTGCTATCAGATCACGCACACCACCTGCACCACCACCACCACCTGCTGCGCCAGTACCACCACCACCACCAACAACGATCACATTCGCATTAGTAACTGGTGCAGTCCATGTGCCAGACGATGTAAAGACATGCCACTTATATGATGCACCGACCCACAGCACACCACCACCAGCAAAGTCAGTAAAGTATCTTTTAGATGGGTTAGCTCTCTGCCAGTCTTTCACATACTGGCTGACAAACATTCTTGATCTGTCAGTCATGGCTATGCAGTGATTCGATTCACATATCCATGAATGGCGATCACGCTACCTGTAGCAGCGAATGCACGCACGACGAGTGGTGTCGCATTACCTTTGAGAATGAGACCTGCTGTGAGTAGTACGAGACCTGACTCAGATGCGATCGTGCTCTCAATGTGATCGTTCGGGTTGGTAGTGCCACCCCATTCGAGTGTCAGCTTCACTGATGTCGCAGAGCTATTGACTGCATACAGCCATATCTCATCGTATGTAGTCGCTGTCGCTGAGCCAGTGTGTATCGTCGTGCCAGCTGTAGCAGTCTGTACGACGAGAATACCTTTGCCATCTGTCGAGCCACTGAGTATCTGCTTGCTAAATGTTGCCATGAGTCTGCTTTCTAACTAAAAACCTGTACACCGATTACGATCTGATCACTGTCACCACTGACTGAGCCACTGACTGCGACCCATGCACTTCCGTCATAGACCTGCACGCTGTCAGTATCCATCAGATAACTGACCATGCCTTCAGCAAGAGTCGGCTCACCTACACCACCGAAAGCTGCTGTGCGTGTCGCTTCATCAGCGAATCGCATAACCGACTGATCCATCAGATAGGTATTTACCTGTGCAGCAGTAAGCACACTGCCACTAGTAAAGAGCTTTGCGCCTGCGCCTGCCATGAGTCTGAGTGTACTTGATCAGGTCAGTGCGTTGCTACTGTCGAGCACGCCATATGTCGCATCGTCAAGGGTGAATGGGTACAAGATCTCGGTGTTGTAGAGACCAAGTGTGACGGTATGAGCATTGGCTGAGATGCGATGCACCACACGATCGACACCATAGAGCTCTGTCACCGATGCTGGCGACCCTGTGCTGAATGATCTGGTGATCTGTACGACATCACCGATCTCTAGCCCGATCACGGTAGCCCTATCGGTACTGCTCATGGCCGAGACTTTGACCTGCAGGTCATCGAATCTGAACTCTGGCACAGAGTAGGCATCGAGTAGATCGGCAGTGAGTGCCAGTGCCTGAGCATCAGATGACAGCAGCAGGTCGTCAAAGGTAAGTGTCGAGACACCATAGTCAGCCTGACTGGTCAGGTCTTCTGATGTCTGTACTGTGCCACCTTCGACATATGCCTGCACACGGTTGTACAGGAACTGCTGACCATAGGCGACTGCCAGACCTTCATACCCAATATCTGTGTGGCCTACAGCGTCAGAGAACACAGCTTCGATGGTGGCGAAAGCTGCTGTGACTCGATCGGTGAAAGTGAGTGTGCCATCAGCTGCGATGAAGCAGAGACCCTGCTCTGCCTGTGCGATGCGCTGCAGATAAGCAAGAGCGTTAGTGTTCGCTGCGATGTCGTATGCACCGAGTGTGGTCGTGCCTGTGGCGATCGAGCGTGTGGCAGGGTAGCTGATCTCTGGTAGGTCGAGCAGATAGCTGACTCGTGCACCAGATAGCTGCTCAGTAGGTGTCAGCAGTATCTCTGTGGCTGTGTTCGCTAGTAGCACGAAATCATCGGCTGCTGTGATGGTGACAGTGCTCAGCTGATAGTCATAGTTCACATCGATCTCGGTGATACGACCAGTGAAGATCGGTACGCCACCAGATAGCACAGTCACTTTGCGTCGTGGCTGCACACCAGATTTGCCTGTCGTCGTATCCCAGTATGGTGACGACTGGTTCAGTGGGTCGAAGCGTCGAGCGTTATCGACGAGCGTCATCGTCATGATGCCAGCTCTAAATGACTCGAACTCGTCTGATCGACCACGAGTGATACTCAGATCACTGATGTACTCAGAGATATCATCACCGAGCAGTGTGCCATCTAGGTAGTCTTCATCGAGTACACCTAGTACAGCGTCATCGAGTGTGAATGGGTTGGCAGGGAATCCGAGTTCGCAGAGTACCGTGATCTGCTCGCCAGAGACGAGAGTGGTCGCCATGATCAGATCACCGACTGTGCAGTCAGTGGCAGGAATCCATTGACACGCTCATATTGTTTGAGAGCCTGCACGATCTGGTTGCCTACCATCTGACCATCTGTACCCATGCCTGCATTGACTGTGATGTTGATCTCTGTACTGCCGAGACCCTGTGATCTGCCGAGTGGAATAATGGCCTCTGGGCCTTTCTCGCCTAGTAAAGCCTGCACTGGTCGTGTGACGATGCCACCAGCAGCCATCGCTAGACCTGCATCTTTATAGGTCTTGTATAGAGCAGGGAATGCACTACGAGCAGTGACGACAGGTGTCTTCGATCTGAGTGCTGGTGCATTTGGGTGTAGTGCACGCACTGCATCGATAAATGAGCCATATGGCAGAGTCGATTTATTGACTACACCAGTGGTCTCATCGACACGAGCTACGAGAGCAGGTGGTGTCTCGTTCCTGACTCGTGCCAGTTCCTCTTCGGCTTCTTTGAGCTTCTGTACAGCTGCAGTCTCACGCTCGATCGCTTCGGTGACACGATCTGTGGCATCGGTCTGACGCTGCTTAGCGTCATTCAGCTTGTCGAGTGCGTCGGTGTAGGTCTCTGAGCCTTCCTTCGCACCATTAGTCACTTCATCGAGCAGCATCTCTGCTTCGGTCAGTGCCTGAGTCGCTTCATACTGGGCATCGGTAGCGTCGGCCACAGACAGCTTCGCTTCAGCGAGACTGATCTCTGCTTCTCTGATCTGCTCTGGTGTCGCTTCGACATTTGCACGCAGCTCTTCCAGTGCACGCTCAGCATCACCGACTGCACGCACCGAGCCTTCGAGCCCGTAGCCAGCACGCTCAGCATCACGAGCAGCCTTCGCACGAGCACGCTCAGCATCTGTCGCTTGCTTAGAGCCCTTGCCATATCCACGACTGATCAGGTCTAGGTACTCTTGCGCTGCAGTGACCTGCTCAGTCGCCTTCAGCAGCTCAGCCTTCGACTTGGTGACTGCTTTGGTGGCATCGACTGATGACTTCGATGCGCTGAGAGATGCCTTCACTGCGTCGGTGAATGTCTTTAGTTTCTTGGTCGTCTCATCGATGGTCTTCTTCGCACCACCACCACCCTTGCTACCACCACCACCCATCTGCTGATCGAGCAGACCTGTGGCATCAGTGAGCGTGTTAGTAGCACCAGCAGCGACCTTCGCTGCACCACCCAGACCATCGAACTTCTCGTTCACAGCAGTCAGGTCTTTGCCTGTCAGACCCATCTGATTACCGAGCTTTTTAGTGTCGAGAGTGATCTCAGGAATGTTCGGTATCAGTGGTATCGAGTTGAATACTCTGATCAGCGCATTGACTGCACCGATGGCCACATTCGCCAGAGCCTGCTTCATGTCGTCGAACTTCGAGACAAACCACTTGACAGCACCGACAGCGATGTTGCCGAGACCCTTCACGAAACCGACAAATAGATCAGGCAGAGCTGCTACGAGTGCGACGATCGCACCACCGAGACCGACGATCAGCGAGCCACCTATGGTAGCGAGCCACTTCACGAGTGAGCCTGTAAGTCGAGCCAACATGCCGAGCAGCATCGGGATACCGTCAGACAGCAGCCATTTACCTAGATCACCGAAGAATGTGACTAGCTGTGCAGGTAGCTCACGAGCTGCTAGAGATATCCATGACACCAGCT